GGAATACCCTTATCCTCTTTAATTACGTCGAAGACCACGGGAAACCACTCGCAGCTCTCTTGGAAGCAGCGGGAACGGATCGCAAAATATATCTCATACACGGAAAAACAGAAGCAGAGTCAAGAGAATATATCCGTAAAGTCATCGACAGAGAATCAAATGCCATTCTGGTGGCCAGTTTTGGTACGACTAGCACTGGCATCAACATTGTCAATCTTGACAATATTATTTTTGCTTCACCTACTAAATCGATTATAAGATTGCTGCAGAGCATTGGCCGTGGCCTTAGAGTGTCAGAAAAGAAGAAGACACTCAAAGTATATGACATTGTTGACGATCTTTGCTGGAAGTCACACAAGAATCACATCTACAGGCATTTCGAAGAGCGTGTGAAGATTTACAAAAAAGAAAAGTTCGATTACACCGTTCATTCAATGTCTTTTACAGACCTTGGAAAAAATAAATAGAGTAGGAGGACATCCTATGTCCGATTCGCTTCCTGAAAATCCTCTTTCAGGCACACTTAGAGTTGTTAGGTTGCTTACGGGAGAGGAATTAATTGGTCTGGTCAAGGATGTGTCCCAACACGAAATTAGTTTGAGAATGCCTGCCTTGATGGAGAACTATGCAACAAAGACTCCTGAAGGCGATATCATGGAATTCGTCAAACTTGTAAATTATCTTTACAACATCAAAGGGTTTGAAATTTTGGTTCCTCGTAACTCAATTGTCTATATGGGAACACCCACAGACGAACTTACATCAATGTATGAAGCATACTTGATTCTGATTCAAGACAACCCCAAATCAGCGATTGCACCAAATAATGTTTATGGGTCAGGAAACCAACAAGGTTTGGAACTTTTAAACGAACTTTTTAACAACGATGATTTTGTTGGTTTCATAAATGATTTAATGGAAAATTTTGAGGCTGCTGGAGTCGATCTTGGGGATGATGAAGAAGAGGAAGCTGATGTAGAATCGTTTATAAGCCCCGAGGAGGAAGAAACTCCTCCGAAGCCACCCAAGCGAAAGAAACGCCGTAAAACGAAACCAGAGACTAATAAGATGCCTTATAAACCGGAGAGCCCACCAGAGGATCCGGAAAGTTGGTCAGATAACCCTAACGATTATCTTTAAAGAATTATGCCCGAAGGATGTAAGTTTGAAGGAACTGCATCTTCATTAAATCTATTCTTTAAATTATAGAATGAATATTTAAAAGAACAGGTTGCTTTTTGTAGCAAAACATCTGCACTGTCTGCTTGAAAATTCATTCCACTTAATTTAATTGGAATTATATAATGAAATGTTGCATGTAAAATTTCACATCTAGTGGCAGAATCAAAAATATATAAATTTGCTTGATGATGCCAGTCTTGATATTGTAACGAATGTTCAACATCATTTTCAATATTACTAAAATTTCTTATCCAAGAATATAAACTTAACCAATTTGATAATTCCGAATCCACTACAAATTCTACAGATAGTAGTTCAAAATTTGTTACCATTGTAGGAATTGGAATTTGTGTGCTCAATCTAGTAGGCTGTGGTTGATCTGGAATGGCAATTCCAGGAAGATTGACTTTTTGACACATCAATTCCATTTGATTTGTTCCTCTTCCAAAGATTAATTGAAAATAACTGTTGTAAAGAGGATTTGTATTAGCAACGCATAAGCTCATACAATTATTTATGGTAAAACAAAAACCTCCCGATTTCTCGGGAGGTTTTCGAAAGTTAAATTAATTTTTCAATCAGATTGTGTTACCGTGTAGGTTCTTGAGGTAAGTCAAGCGGTAATATTGATTGAGGCCAGAAGTCAAAGTCTCTCCATCGGGAGCATTGGCGCTGTTTAGAACGAATGGGTTGGCGACAACTCCATAACGTGTCTTGAAGGCAATGCGAGGTTGGAAAGTATTTGGATCTACTGCACGGACCATTTGGAGAGGAACGTATGGGCAGTAGAACAGACCTGCATCATATGGTGATTCTCCCTTGTATCCGACGCAGAAGAAGTTGAATCCAACTGGGCTGTAGGGATCGATGTAAACACGGATCTTGCCAGAAAGAATTCCTGCGAAGGTGCTTTGGGTGTCATCAGCATTGAGCTGAGGAGCGATTGCTGGGCTGAGGCTCATGAAGCCAGACATGGCTAGAGCAGCAGCTGTATCGCTATCGCAGATGATGAAGTTACCCTTACCACGGCGAGTTTCCTTAGCGATGTAGTTGCATTCACGTTCAATTTGGAAGCTGAGGCCACGGAAGCGTTCAGCAGACCAACGACCATCTGAATCTACATCTAGATCGTAAACACCACCACCAGCAGAAGCAGCATTAAGATCGGGTTGCATTGAACCTTGCTTGGCAACATAGTAAATTGTCTTTACGATTTCACGGTTGATTTCGGAAAGAATTTCTGTGCTGAGTAGGTTAGCAAGTTCAGCTTCTGCATCTAGACCGTGAACAGCCTTGAGGTCTTGAGCAAGTTCAACTGTGTAGTTGCTGGCGAGTGCGCGTGTACGAGCTTGAACAGCAACGCGGTCGATGCTGAAAGCCATTTGATTCCAAACACCATAGGGGTTGCCTGGATTAGTTATGTATGTTCCATTTGCACCGCAAATTCCCATATTGTTTCCGATACCTTCACCAAAGTTGGTGAGCATACCGCGAATACGGTTCAATGCAGCTGCGTTAGATGGTCTGATTGCACCTAAGTTGCCAGTATAACCAAAGCCAGCACACAAACCATTGTAGCCAGCGGGAAGTGTCCAACCAGAACCACCGTAAGAAGGTTGTGGTTCTTGGAACATAGCTTCAGCATACGCTGGATCACCATAGGTCTTACCAGAGCCAGCGAATTGATATTGTGAACGCATGGCAAAGATGAGGCCAGTTGGAGCGGTCATTGGTTGAACGCCACAGATGTCGTATGCCATCAAATTTGGCATTGAACGACGAACCAAGCTGATGAGTACTGGATCATAACCAGCAACTGAACCAGAGTTGGTGAATGACATGGGCATACCAAGGTTGTTTGATCCCATATCTTCTGTTAGGTGTTGCGAACGTAGAGCTTGCTCTTGGTTTTCTAGCAAGACGGCGGTGACTTTCTTGCGATAGTCATCTGAAATCTTGGGTAGTGCATCGTGGCCGAGCACGGGTTCCCATTTTTCTGTTAAAACATCATATGGTGTATTTTCTGCGAATTGCATTTTAAGTTATCTCCTGTGAGGTAAAATTATTTAGTAATAGTGAAATTTAGACTTTTTTGTTTAGTCTACCCAATGCACCTACGTAACCTTCTACTAGGGTAGTGGGGGCATTTTTGACGGTTGCAAATGTTTGCTCTGGTTCGATTGCACGAACAGGAGCGCGATTTGATGTGTTTAGATAATTTTCTTTGATGGCTAAAAGTTTTCCGCGATATTCATCTACGGAATCAAAAGAAACATTTTCCATCAAAGATTGAAGTTTGGCAATTTGAGTGTCAGCTAAATCTCTTGTTTCAGCAACAAAGATTCCAGCACATTCAGTCAAAGCAACTTCTTTGCGAAGGTTGATGTTTGAATTGACAGCTTCATTTAATTTAGTTTCAAGATCTCTATTTTGAGAATAGAGTTCATCAAGAACATTGTACTTCTCATTGGGAACATCAATGTAGTGGTTCTCAAAGAGATTCTTTAGACCACTGATGAAGTTCTCGGCAATTTGAGTCTTGATGCCTTGTTCAACGGCTACAGCGTTTTCTGTCATCCATTCTTCGACTACGTAGTCAAGATAGTCATCTACTTTTTCTACGAGTGATTCGGTGACATTATCAAGATAATTTTTTACGTTTCCATCTACATTTTGAACGATGTGAGCTACGGTTTTTTCAACTCTGTCATGAACAGCAGCTTCAAAAATTCCTTCAAGATGCTCAACGAGTTCAGTTGTAGCATGTTCTTCACCTAAAAGTGATACAAGAGCATTTCGGAAATTTGTACGGGCTTCTTCAGCCATTTCCTTTTCCTTTTCATCTTCATCACCTTCTTCTGAGGTTTCGTTTGTTTCTTCTTCGTTTTCATTGGAAGGAGTCATTGCTGCTCCAGCCATGCTGTTGGGAACGATTGGAGCTGGAACAGGCATGGCAACTGGATTACCAGTGACGACTGGAGCAGAAGTCATTGATCCTCTTCCAGACATATCCATTGAACCTCTTCCGGTAGCATCATAGTCGCCTAGACCCATGGCTTGCATGGCGGCTTCAGAAATTGTTTTCTTTTTGTTAGTTTTCATATCAATAGGATCCTTAAATTGTAAAAATATTTATAATGTAGAATAATTCAGAATTACTGCATCAAATTTTGATATCTCCAGTAATCACTATCTAAATCACTAGCATAATATGGTTGATTCGTTTGTCTTCGGATAAATCCTTCAACATCCCTATCAGGTCTTCTATAAGCAATTGGTATTGGGAAGAATGGACTTCCTTCACCAGATACAAGATTTTTGGCATTTCGAATTGCTAATTCTTCTGCTCCTTTAAGAGCATGTTGTGGGCCAACTGCAGTTTCAATATTGTGACCAATAGATTGAAGAAATTTACCAACATCAGCCCCTAAAGTTTGTGCAGCGTATCTTAACATTGGAGTTCTCATTAAAGGACTGGCTGCTGTTCTTCGATTTATTCCAAGTTGAGTTCCAATTCTTAAGGCATCACCAGCCATTCCCGCTGCTTTTCCTATTCCCATCATAAATGGTAAAAATCCAACCCCATCAGTTTCTCCAAATACAGTTTTGCCTAAACCAAAATCCAATTCACCTTCTTTGGCTGGTGGTCCACCACCATATCCACCACCAATTGCAGATACACCAGACTTAGCTGTTTCTGGTGTTTCTGGTTCGTCTACAACCATTGCATTTGCTGTCGCTCTATCCAAATCTGCTTGAGCTTGTTTTAAAATTTTTTCTTGTTCTTCTTGTTCTTTTTTTAATCTTTTTTTTGCTTCTTCTGTGGGATCTTGTTTTTTTTCTTCTTCGTATAATTTATTAAATTTTTGTTGATAGCTACTTTTAAAATACATATTCCAGTCATTTGGATGACTTACAATTTTTTCTTCCATAAGCGAAGAAAGAAAAAATTGAGTATTTTTTGGTAATCTTTTCATGAAATTTTTCTAAAATAATCTTCAAAAATTTTAATTATATTTGAATTTAAATTTCTTTTAGATGAAGTCTTGATGGTCTTGACTGCTTGTTGATTGTCTCTTTCAGTCCACATTCCGTTTTCAAAAATCCATTCTCTACCTTCCATGATTCCATTTACGAAAGCATTTGGAGCAGATGGATCTGCAACAATGTCGATTGCAGCAAGCATAAAATCTTCTTGAACTTCTTGATAACCATTTTTTGGTTTTAAAGATCCCATTCCACGGGTAGATACACCGAGTTGAGCACCTTCATCAATTAGGTTTTTAACAATTCTTCCCATTGGAGTGTCAAGAACTTTTGCCTTTCCATACACATTTTTTCCATCTTCGTGTAGGGTTTTGATCATATGGGAAACCCGGTCAAGATTGACTGTTGGGCCTGTGGGGTGATTCAATTCTCCCATTGCACGGCCCTTTTCAACATACTCTGTTATATAACGACCACATTCCTTTTTGAGTATGCCATTTGGATAAACTCTTCCATTTCGATTTTTTACATCGGATTGCATGAAAACACCTTCGATGAAATATGTTTTTTCACCGTTTCCGATGTTCTCCTTGATGTACTTGATGTCTTCAGTTAGTTCCGTTATCAGTTTCATTTTTTGTTCCTAGAATGTTTTTGGCAACGGTCTTGTATTCTTCTTGAAGTCTATTGGCAATTTTGCCATATAGAGCATTTGATGTATTTTGTTTAAATGCAACAGCATTTTCTTCAATTGCATTTTTTAATATTTCTCTTACATTGTTTTTCATAGTAATTCTTTTACTTTCTTTGAAAATTGAATGTGTTGAACAAAGTTATCTGAACTTTCAAAAATATTAGAAACTAATTTTTTTCTACTTGTTGGATTTAATTGTTCAAACAATTCTTTTATGTCCTTTACACTTTCTTCATTGATATTTAGAACTGAGCCATCTTTAAATGTAAATTTTCCAGGTTTAAAAGCTTCTAAAAAAGATAAAAAATATTGCATATTAGAAGTATTTTCTGTTAATTCTTCTTTCATCAAAAGGTTTTTTTGAACTTCAGTTCTGCTATCGTCTATACAATCATTCAATTTCATTGCCAAAACTTGAATAATATTGTTTTTAAAATGAGTTTCATTTTCATATAACATGGATTTTAATCCATTTTTTAGCAATATTTTTTTAATTTCCATGTTTATCCCTCTTGCGGTTCTCCAGAATTTTGAGCTTCTTGTTGAGCTTGTTGAGCCATAAGTGCCATTTGTTCCATTTGCATTCTCTGACGATCAGCTTCCATATCTTTGTTCATGACTCTTATTTCTTCTTCTGTTTGACGAAGAATATTTTTACGAATGTAATTTGTAGAAAAGTATTTTCCGACATATTGATCTACAAATTGAACCATCTTTAAGCGTTCTGCTAAAATTTCTGTTTCTTTTAGATCCCAGAAATAATTATCGGTATTAAATACAAAATTAATATCAGATTTTAGTTCATGCCAATCAGCATCAGTCATTACACCTTTAAGCAATAATTGAACTCTCAAAGTATCTGAAAATAACTTTGTAAAATGATGTCGTACTCGTTCTATAAATTTATAGAACTTTACTTCTTCTCTGGTTATTTCGGTGCTTCGTCCCATGTTAAATCCGGTAGATTCAGATGTTAATCTACTAATTGGAACATTTAAAGCCATGAAAAGTTTTTTCCTGAAATACTCAACGTCTTCAATTTGAGACATTGCTTGACCACCGGGAAGTGTTATAATTTCTGTTCCACGCGAACCTTCACGACGAGGAAGCCAGTAATCTTCCAATACTGAAAGATGGTTTCTTTCATCCCGAACTTCTCCGGTTGCTTGATTGTATATAAGTCTGTTACGGAAACGACTCATCATATCACGCATATATTGTTCGGCTTTTTGTTTTGGCAATTGCCCTACATCAACATAAAACACTCTTCTTTCTGGAGCGCGGGCCACACGGTAAACTAGAAGAGAATCTTCTAGTTGTCTTAACATGTTTAAAGGTCTTATTGCTTTATGCAAATAACCAAGAACTCTTTTTGTGTTCAGATCAACAATACCCGATGGAACGTATATCACACTGTCAATTGACAATTGAAGTCCACCCGGCCCAGTGATCATAAACGAATCTTTATCTGTATTTGTATAAAGATAATATTCTTCAATATCCTTTACCAAAGAAACTGAAGTTCCATTTACTCTTTCAATTTCTTTATTGATCTTACGAACCTTTTTAATTTTCATAGGATCAATTGGAATGATTTCTTTAATTCCATCTGTTGGAAGATCTTTATCGATTACAAGATTATAATAAAGTTTTGAATCGATATACCATCTTCTAAACATTTCATATGATTTAGTGTTGAAATCATACAAATGTAAAATTCTATCAAATTCACGATAAATTTTATTTTTTATGACATCAGAAACAGAAAGTTTTGAAAGATCTAATTTAACTGGTTTTCTTTCAGTTCCCGGAACAATCGAAGCATTTACGATTTCATCAATTGCATTATCTATTTCTGGATAGATGGACATATTTCTATACTGAACAACTGAAGCATTTTCATCTCTAAATGAAGTTGCATAATCAAGAGCAGTTCCAAAAAACCCACCTGCTTCAACAGTTACTGTTCCATCATATATTTCTGGGGCAGCAAATGATTGAAGTGATTTAGTTTCTTTTTCTTGCTTGGTGGCCTGTTTTTTGCCAAATTCAAATCCAAATAATTCTAATTCCATATATTACCTCACAACCTTCCAGATACATTTGTAATTTCAACATAGTCGTATATAACCACCACATTGAATGAATTGAATGAATTAGGCTGCAACATATTTAGAGACATTTGTTGAATGGATGCTGGCCAACAACCTTGAAGTCTAAATTCTTTCAAAGTTTGTAAGCCATTCATGTCTAAATGTTTAATCAACCAGTCATATCCTTTGTAATTTCCATTGTAAGAACGATTGGTTTCATGATTGTTTATTTCATTTTGCCAACGCTGAAACATTGCCCAGAGATTGTTTATTGGTCCTGTATCATCTAAAACCGTAAATGCCCAGCTACCATAATCCTTTTCTCCGGGATAATGTAATTTTCTTCCAAAATAATCATATGAAAGAGTTTTTGTGGTCATTTGTGGAAGAATAGTGGCTCTTACATGAAATTGAGAAAATCTAGCACCATTTGCCAAAGGTATATTTCCTTGAACCAAAAATCTATTGGATCTGGTGCCACCAAAGAAATTTTCTTTAAACTGAAATAATGACATTAATTTCCTACGTCGTTTAATCCAACATCTATTTTCATATAATCAAAAGTCAGTGATACATTAAAAGCAACAAAGTTTGACTCTCCCATATTTAAACTTATTTCTCCAACAACAGAAGGCCAACATTTGTATAAAATAATTCTTCTTAAAACTTTATTGCCATTTAAACTTAATTGTTCCATTGTCCAAGTTTTTTGTAAAGTAGCATATCTAAAATCATCATTAGCTACTTTGTGTGTATAATGTCCGTCCATAAGTTCTTTCCATCTTTGGAAAGCTCTCCACAAGTTATTGACGTTTCCATCGTCATATACTCCTATTGTCCATGGAGTATATTGTCTATCTCCTGCAAAATTAATAAGTCTTCCGCGATATGGAACAGTTATTGAATTGATTTGAACGGCTGGCAAAGAAGCAGATACAATTTTAAAAGTCGAATCATTTGTTGTTGTAGAAACACCAGTAGGCCAATTTGGTCTAACAATAAATCTATTAGATCGTGTACCCCCATTAAAGTTTTCTTTAAATTGTACTATGGAGTTAAAATTGGTCATTATTATGAAGTAAAGGTAATGCTAATGGAGAAAGATTCAGTTCCAAGAATTGGTTTTGCGATAACATCTAATTGAAGACTAGAGCTGTTATCTTGGTTGTTAGAACTATTACATATAATTTGTGTTGCGGCCGTATCCAAATATTGGGAATATGGTTCTAAAGCAGTTTCAACAGCAGAAACAATTTGATTTCTTGTAGTTGGGTTATTTATTTCAAATACATATTGCAATAGCAAATTATTGAGTGTTTTAGACATATCAGTTCTTAACTTAGCTGGGCCAATACGATCATTTACAGTAATTGTCGTTGATGCAGTGGCCCCCACCAAATCAGAACCTAAAAATGCTGGTTGATTATTTACAAAGAAATTTACTCTATTGCTTCGAAGTAAAGTTCTTAAAGAATCTTCCCAATTTATTGTATTTTCTATTGTTCCATTTATTACAGTAGAACGATCTAGGCCTGCAACAGTTAAATAACTTTCATTTCTGCTTTTAGCTCTTGCAAAAAATCCAGCAACATCATTTACCGCAGTAAGTGAAGTGTTTAATGTTGAATTACTCAAAAGAGAATTGGTATCTATTTCAATTGTTTTTATTCCACGAACACTAAAAAATCTGTTTGCCACTGTTGTTCCTGAAACTAAATTGCTATTAGAGAATAGAGAACCATATGGTGGTAATGTGTTTCCAGAACCAGTAACACCATCAGCAACTAATGATGGAAAAATTCCTACGGTATATGGTTTATTTTCTAGCCACCGAACCATCGATTGTTTGTAGTTCGAATCTAAAACTACATCAAAAATATTATTTGTTTGTTGAGAATAATCATCTAATCCAGAAGTTTGGGGAACTAAAACAAGAGTTCCACCATAAGCCAAACAATGCAAAGCATTTAAAAAATCAAAACCATTAGCCGTTGGAATTAACTGAGTGTTATTTTGGTGAAATAGGGCATATGTATATCCAGTCCCAGATCTCAAAGCATATGTTATTCCTCTTAATTGATTTAAATCTGATACCATTTCGTATGGATCATTATAAACAATATATGTGGCGCTAGTATTTCCCTTAGTTGGATTGTTTAAAAAACTGCGAGAATAGATTAGTAAACCAAACAACCCACCGATATCATTTGAAGCAGCACCATCTGGACCATTAAATATTGGTGTCTTATAGGTTGAACCGACTTGCATACCAGCAATAAAAGGAAATGTTAAATTTTCTTTAGTATATTGATTTGAACTTACAAAAGAGCTTAGAGGTGATGTTGGTAATGAAGACATTTTATCCCTTTATGATATAAAATATTTATAAAAATTTATGAGGGATACCAAACAACTCCTCCTTGAACAAATTTATCGTCATCATCATCTAAATTTGTATTTAATATGAATAAAGTATTATCATCTTCGGGTTTTTTGGCTTCTTCATAATTAAATTTTGCAGATTCTATTAAATCTGCGTAGTATTCTTGACGGGTAAGCCAAGAAAAAAAGACTAAACACATTACCAAATCATCATAATGACCTTCTTCGGCTTTATATGTATTTGATTTCGATACAAAGGTAACCATTTCTCCTATAATTCGTTCATCATTAATAACAATTTTATCTTCTTCTACTAGTCTTTTAAAAATTGCACAACCTATTTTTTTGGTCTGAAGTGTAGTCCTTAGACCCATTTCACTTTTTCCACTGGCAAAGCCTTGGGACAAAATTTGTCCTTTTCTTCCCATTATTTTGGTCATTAACATATTTTCATATTCAAGTTCTTTATACAAAATACCGGAAACTTGACCACCGATATCATTAGTTTCGACCAAAATATAGGCATTGTTGTATTGTTCTGCTATTTTTTTAATAATAATTGGAAAATTAAAAGGGCTTATTGTATTATTTTTATAACTAGCAACAACTTTATATGGTGCTGAGGATCCGTCTATGACTACAAAGGCAGAATAATCATTTCCCTGCCCCCTAGAAACATCAGCCATTAAAAAATATATTTTATCAGTTTGCACTCTTTCAAAAATTTTAAATCCGTCCTTATCTTCTTCTAGTGGATCTTCGGGGGCTAATACACTTAATTTTGAAGTTGATATAAGAGTATTCGATGACCCCAAGAAACTACATCCATATTCTTGTTCAAACTGTTCTGGGCTTGTGTTTGCAATTTGCTCAGTGGCCCAAGCATCATCTCTTAATTTTGGACTTCCGGGACTTATTGGGGTCTCTCGCCAACCTACTTCTACAGGAACAAACATGTTTTTTAACTTGTGGCCTTGGTTTCTGTTTGCATCAACCCAAAGTTTATGAAAATGATTCATACCATTTGGTGTAGAAACGATGATAAGTTTGGTGGTTGTACCCGCCGAAATGGTAGGGTATGTGGATGTATAGAATTCTTCTGCTACATGGCTTGGCAAGAAGGCGTACTCGTCCAACAGCAATAGGTTATATGAGCCGCCACGGATCGCTGTAGACGATGTAGCGTCACACATGACCCTGGAGCCGTTTTCCAGTTTAAAGCTTGTCTTATTCCATTCTAGAACTCCTTGTTGCAGAAAATGTGGTAAATTTTCATATGCAAGTTGAAGTTTAGAAAATAATTCTTCTTTTGCGGTTTTCAAACGGTTTGCTAGAATTGCAACATTTACGCTTTGATTGAAAGTAACATAGTGGCAAATATAACTGGTAACACAAGTAGACTTACCACATTGACGAGGCCATTTGGAAATCACAAATCTATTTTTGTGCAATTCGTTTATAAATTTTTTCTGATATGCGTAAAGTTTAAAGGGAACAACTCCCTTGTCAAGTGTCTTTACTTTAATATATTTTTCACAAAAATAAACAGGATCATTTGCACATTTAACATATTCTTCCAATTCTTCTTTGGTGTATTGCATTTCTACACCAGGAGGTTTTAATTTTGGATTATTTCTATAACCTTGATTATTGTTTTTGTTGACCATTATCAATTACCTCTGCATCTATTGGTTTTTCTGTGCTTCGGTCTTTATTTAATAAATTTTGTAAATCTTTTGTAGAACCCACAAAAACAGAATTATTTGTTTGTTTTATTTCTGTTTTTCCACTAGTAGTATCCTTGGCTTTTTTATGCACATCTAATACATTATTGTTTAAATCTGCCATTGTTTTTAACAAAATAGCAACAACTTCAAATGCTCTTGGGCTATCTGATTCTGTAGCAACTTTTAATGCACTTTCTAATGCTATATTCCCGGTTCCAATTAAATTTTTTAAATTTGATTGTACAAGATCATAATCTTTTTGAAAGTTTTCTGTGCTAAAAGTCCCACCACTTAATTTTGGTAAATTTGTTGAATCACTTGTGCTTTCGGGAATAGCAAACAATTTTGATAAATTTTTATTAATATTCATACTTATTCATTTAAATTACCACCAGTAAAACCAGATGTAATTCCTCCTAGAGATATAAATCCACAGAATCCAGTTATAGTCTGTACATTATTTATTGGACCATAGATATATGATTTAGCAATAAAATTTAAAGATGCAATATGTAATCTTCGTGAATTAAAATCACCTTCATAGCGATCTGTAATATTATTAGAAACCATTATAATAGGAATATTAACTCCAGAATTTGCCCCGGCTAAATCCATTGTAATAGTATGGTCAGGTGTAAAATATGGAAAAATTTGTTCTAAAATTTGTAACATATCGTCTATATGACGAGTGTATACAAACAAATTAAATCCAACATTTACAGGGCTTTCAAATTGAATGGATGTACCAGTTGCACCACAATTTGTTAGGCTAATAGAACTAGCAAAACGAGATCTTCTTCTAGATGGGTCTGGAACTATATTATTCAATATAAAACTCATTCTAGGAAGTTGTGTTTCTATTCTGGTTCCATCAGTAATAGAAGAAGGATTTAATAATCTTTGAATAAATTTTTCTTGAGAAGCATATTGTAATGGTACTTCAATACCTAAAGTGCTTCCAGCAGTTTCATGAGAAACATAAATGTTGCTAAAAAGGCTTCCAAATCCTACTACTAATTTTCTTAAACTTTGATTATTATAATAGCCAAACATTTATTTCCTTTATGTTGGAGTATCATCACAAGTTGTTGTTGATGGTGAATTTCCATCAAAACCAAAATC